TTGAAATACTCTTTCTAATTGATGTCTTTGATTGTACACATAGGTATGATTTGGTTTAAAAACAAATAACTTACCTCGATAAGAACAAAGGCGAGTAATATTATCGCCATCATTTCTACCTATATCAAAATATCTTCCAGGTAATACTTCGTCTAGCTTATATGGATCAGTAAAATATACTCTGTTTTGTTCTCTAGCTGTCTGATTATTCTCATCTACGGTATCTATATTTGCATAATATCCACGATTGTTAACTACAGCAGATGTATTCCATTTAATTGCTGCTAATTTTGTTTTTGCAGCTCTACCCGTTAATGAATTATAAGTAGCTAATTTTAAGCCATCAAAAGGGATATACCATGTAGTAACCTTATCACTTAATACGCTGTGTGTAGAAATTCTATTTTGTTTGATAACATTCGATGTAGTAGCAGCATAGTTATTTACACGATTAATATTATTATATTTTCTAAAAACTATTCTTGAGTTAGTGCTAATAACGGAAGAAATGGGAGTAAAAAAAGAACCTAGCCTATTAAACTGAGTTTTTAAATTTGTGCTGTCATTAGTTTCTTTACGAGACAAAATTGCTACACCACTACTGGTATTGCTAAAATTATTGTTTTGCCCACTCCAGTAGCTTGCGTTTAAAGTAAATTGATTACCACTGCCATCCACTGCATTCGTTACATCGTCTGTCGCTACTGGATTTGGACAAGGCAACCAATATCCATAATTTTTCAATGAATATTCATTGTACACATTAGATGAATAAAAAGGGAATAAAGTATTACTACCATTGACTTCATTGTTAGGTACACTAGCAAGAGGACTATCAGAGTACCCTCTATTTATATCCAAAGTCTCCACCAAATACCAGTCTACATCATCTTTAGGTTGCCAATAAATATTCATTCCCGTTATTCTTGGATTGTGATAACCAGATGAAGTAATACCATTCAGCACTAAATTAATTGCTCTACCCTTTTGCGGAGAGCTACGGTAAAAAATAGATGCTCCTGTTGCGTGTTCTTGAGCTTGTGTTTTTAATTGACCTCTTCTAACATATAATGTATTGCTGCTAATTGCAGTAATAAACATAATTTCTTCATCAATCTTGATATAAGTATAAGTTGAAAATAATGTTCCGTCTGATACATCTATATCGCCTTCTGTACTATCCAATGCTTCAGAAGTAGTAGCAGTGCTATCTGATTCTTCATCTGAACCTTTTTCTACCTCAAAACCTGTAATACCTATTTCCCCATTTCGATTTAGAGATAACGAAGATTCTTGAACATAGTCATAAAGATAAGTAACTGCCCATCTGTCTGCTGGGTCAAATGTTTCATTATCCAAAGCATTGATCCAGGCATTGTGTTCGTCACTTTCTGTATCAGGCGTAGAGGTCGCAGAATATTTTGTTCTTGGTTCATAGACAAATAAACCAACATCTGTATTGCTACTTAATGTAGTAAATGTTAAAGTTTTTTCATCTAAATCTCCACCTGTAGTGGCAGCACTAATAACAAAATTGCTATCATCTGTAATTTGAGTAATAGTTGCTCCACTTGGAATATTATCACCCGAAACTTCCATACCAACAGATAAACCAAGAGTATCATTTTCAGTGGAAATAGTAGTGCCATTATTATAGCTACAATCTGCCAATGAAATCAAACCATCGTGAGCCATATTCATTTTAACAACAGTTGGAGCTACCAATTCAGCATTTTGCACATACCAATTATTAATGGTGGTATTATGAGTAACTACAGCATATCTTGGAACTTGAGTACTAGCATCTGATCCTGCATCACCTATTGCAATATTTTTTCCAAAAATATCTCGTTTTATATGACCGTACCATTTAGTAGTGTTAGTAAAACTACCATCCGATATTCGTAAAACTTGATTATGGACAAGAAAATCATACAAAGGTGTACCTGTCCAACCAGTAACTACATCAATAAATGTGCCACCAGTACCAGAGGAAGTAGCTTGCCTTCTAAGAACTGTTCCGTTTCCTACTACCCACCATTGAGTAGAAACATTATTATTGGAATTATCTTTTTCTGTTCGGTATAAAACAAGCTCTGTTTGTACATCACTTAAAGATGTAATACCACCACTTGCATCTGAATCATTTAGAAATTTTTCTAAACGACCAGGCATTTTATTCATTACATTTTCAAAAGCAGTATATTGATTTTCTGATATGTCAAATTCAGATTGGTTTGTTACCAAACCACCTGAAAAATCCCTAATCCGTAATCTTGGCATTAAAAGTCCTTATAATTAATACTGAACTTCGGTTCTCCTGCTCTACGTTGACGATCCATAACCACTTTTTCTTTCCATTCTAACCACTCATTCTTAAAGTAGGAAATCATATTCATATCTCTAAGCCGTTCTGCGGTTTTCCATGATCCGTAATACACTAAACATTCGTGATAGCGAGTATCTATCATAGGTACATCTGAATCACCAGATAGTGTAGTAGGTAAATGATAGTAGTACACCTTGATTTCTTTTACTACTTGAGGAATAGGAAAAATTCCTAAACTTATATCGTTGATATAGTATCCATGTGCAGAAGGCATTTGAACATCACCTACATTGCTACTGATATTGTGTATTTGATCCATACCAATGCGAGTCATTTGATCACCACCAAAATCAATACGATAAATACGAATCATATTTGCCAGATTGGAACTACCTGCGGAAGCTGCATTTTCTACGATTGTCCAAGCAGTTACAGAAGATCCATTCCCATTAACAAGTTGATATTCACCTGTTCCTGAAACGCTATTTCTAGTTGCGTACCCTGCAAATAGATTTGCTTCATCGGCTAAAATAGTCTGACCTTTATTAATGAGATCTGTTAACACAGAATCTGCGACTACGCTAGTATCTTCTACGCCAGTAATATTTCTTATTTCGGTTCTAATTTGAGTTAATGTCATAATCTCTCTAAGGCGGGGCGAGCGTAATGCCCGCCCCTTAGTTAGTTACTGATTACAGATCAGTCCTTGATGTTAAATACTGAATACTTCCGTAGTCTTTACTGTTATACACAGCTCTGTCTATTCCGTATATTTGACCAGCAGCAATACCTAGCTTGTTGCCATAGTCAAAGGTTTTTTCAACCCAGTTCATTTCACCAATTCCAGCACAAAGACCAGCACCTGCACCTAAAAATAGGTTTCTTGCACCTTTGACTGCATCTCCAGATCCAAAGTTTCCAGTAGCTACACCTTCATGCTCATGGATTACAACTCCATCATACATTCCCAATGCTCCAGCAAATAACGGATTATCATCACCGCGCACATTTGCTTCACGCTGTATCTGCTGAAAACCATCAAGCTGAAATAAGTCATAAGAGACTTCGGGATGTACTAACAATACATAGTAATCCTTACCTTCTACTTTAATAGGTCGCATTTTCCAAGTAGCAGAAGCACCTAGCATGGCGATACGCTTTAATTTAGAAATATCTTCCAAAGCGATTTTATCAGTAGCTGCCAAATTAGCTTCATCATCAGAATTAGCATAAGCAGATCCGCTAGTTCCTGAATCTGCTCTTAGCTGACCAAAAGTACCACTGGTTGCTGTTAAAGCACTAAAGATCTGTGCATCGTGATCTTCTGCGTAGGATCTTTTCAACTCAGAAAGAGCTTCTGTACGAAAATCGTACAAGACCTTACTATCTGCAAAATTACCATCACTAATCACAGCAAATCTTCTGTGTGCTGTTGCTACAGTTTGAGTATTAGAAGTAAGATTAGCTTCGTTACCTTCAATCGCAGTATCACCAGTGTAAAAACCACCGCTACTGTTATCTGAGGCTGGTGTTAATCCAACAAGACCGAAAGTAATGTCCTTACCTTTGCCTTCATCCATTTGTTTTTTTACTATCATAGAATCAAAAGATTCTCCCATGAACTTGGAGAAATAAATCTCTTTGCCAACTTCGTAAGCAAGTTGTTTCGCCCAACGGGAGACCTGCATTCCTGAACTCCAGTTTGCCATCGTATTATCCTTTTTTGGCTATATGTTTATCCAGAAGAAGAATCCATCAAAGCCTGTCTACGCACATCCTCTGGTAATTTTTCCCAGTCTGATTGCATAAGGTTGTCAAAATCAATAGCAGTTTTATTCCCACCAGTAGCATTGGAAAGTGTTGTTGGCACTTCCTCTGCTTGGGTAAGTTTTTCTGTTACTTGTTTTACACCTTCTGTTTTGGCTTTATTCTTCTCCTGATTTAAAGTCATAAGCGTGTACGCATCTTCAATTTGTGCGATCCCACGCTCATCTCCGAATTTTGCAACAGCTTGGAGTTCTTCGTTGGACATAGTAGGGTGAGACTTAATAAAACCATCAATCATATCCTGTTGAGCTTTTTTCATTCTACTCTCATTGATCTCTCTTTCTTGTACTTTGCGTTGTTCAGCGAACTTGCTTTCTATTTGTTTAGAGATATGCGGTAAAATCGAATTCAGATCATACGGATCATATTCTGGTAGTTCTGGCTCTACTTCTTTTGGAGAAGTATTTACCCTGATTTCATCAAGAGACTTACGCAATTCACCAAGTTCATTGGTCTGCCTGCCATTGAGTTCCTGAAGATTCCTATAAGACTTATCTGTATTAGAAGCGTATTCTACTAATTCATCCACAGAAGCAAATTCTTTGTTTCCGACTTTGTAGCTTTGAGTTTCTGCAACAGGTGTCTCTGCTGTTTGCTCGTTACTATTTGATTCTGGAGAATCTGTGGCAGTGCCATCCAATTCTTTAGCCTCATCAATGTAACTTTCTTGCTTTTCCATTGTACCTTATCCTTATTTTAGGGGGTTGTGAATCACGATTTGTCCTCACCAGTCATCTGTGACTGCATTTGCTGCGCTTGCATTTGTGCGGATCGCTCTTCTTCAAATTTTTCGAGTATTTCTCTTCCTGCATCTAGGTCGGAAAGCTCAACATAGAGAGGAAATAAACTTGAGTATCCGTTTCTGACCAGTTCACCAACCTGTTGTGCCTTTGCTGCCTTCATGGTTGCGGAGTTTTCTCCTCTGTCCAGAACAATATCAAATTCAAATTTTTCAAAGTTGGTTAAAAACCTAGCTATTGTCTCATTAATCACTGCTACTTCTTCTGGAGACTCTGCTTTTTCGGTTTCTGCACCAATAATTCTTTTAATTTTATCAGGCGTATAGAACTGTTGCATATTTTTAAGTGCCTGCATGAGAACTGTAGTCTTAGTTAGATCTAAATTTTCCATCTGTTCTTGCAAGGTCATCATACCCTGTCTAATTCTTGTCTGTGCTGCTATACCACTTTCTTTTGTGGATGTGGCAATACCCATCATTGGGTTGGAAGCACCACTAATTTCTTTGGCATCAAACTCTGCTTTTTGCTCCATAGCAGCAATACTACTTACCAAAGATAAGTGAGAGTTTGACCATTGCTGCATAAAGTCCGTAATTCGCCCCTTAAAGCCAGGAATACCAATCCACCTTCCTGTTGTGGAGGCTTCATTCATTTCCTCCTGAGAAACCTTATTTCCAGCAAATACACCGCCACCTCTAGGGGATCGGTTGATAATATCCAACATTTGTGAACGCCTTTTGTCTTTTTCACGCTGTGGATCTTTCATATTTTCTACAATACCAAAGGTTTCAATGTAGTTACCCATATCTTCAAACTGATAAAAGTAAGGAATTAACGGAAATTCATTGTGCATATACGGATTACTCTTTTTTTCCTGTAAAATGTGCATCCCTGCGGACATGGTAACGTAAGTTTTCGGTACAATTCGACTAATGACACCAAAATCAGTCATCATTGGCACTTTGGCAGCTTCTTCTATCTGTTTTAATTCTTTAATTTTTGTCTCAGCAGCTCTTTTGGATGCAAACCCTTGTTTAGAAATGCGAGCAGTAGACTTATTGATGATAAAATGCTCTCTTTCATACTCTCTATTCCACATTTCAAGCACTCTAACCTTGCGGTGCATCTCATCTAAGTGGTATGCTGAGTTAATTGGCTCTGCACTACTGTAAAAACTTCCTATTTCTTCTCCCATTTCGTGCGGATACTGCATAAAACCTTCTACAGAACTAATATCATCTACCGCATCAGGGTACATTTGTTGTAATTGTTGTAAAGTTAGGTACTTAGATCGTGCTAAATAATTCCAATCTTTGGTATGTGGAGATCTACACTCTGGATCAATAAGAACATTTGCCCACGACTCTCTTTTTATCGTTAACTCACCATCATAATATTGCCCAGGTTCTACACATACATCAATCCAACCTCTTCCTGTAATCACACCATCCTTAAATACGCGACTAAATAAGCTCTGTAACTGTCTGTTCCGATCTAAATGATATAAAAGAGCTGTCGTGAGCATAGCTTCATTCTCATCATCGGATTCTACAGGGCGCGCCTTCCATGAAGATCGCCCCTGCCTTTCTATTCCAGTCACCAAGTTCACTTTTGGTAAAATAATATTTAACTGTAATGGTGGTCTACCTTCTGCGCGTAATGTTTGCAGATCATCCTCTTCCCAATGACCAGTTCCATAACTTCCTGTGTAAAATCGAGCCGATTCTTCGGCTGCATCCATCCATGTGGAATCATTTTCCATCATGGCATCAAACACTTCATGTATTTCTTGTAAATTCATGTACTCATCCAACTTGTGCGTTTATTTTGTGAAAAACCCCATAAGCCATAGTCATCACTAGGTTCATGGGGAGAAAAGCTATCTTCGACATAATGTACGAGATACCGTAAACAATCCATTGCGTGATCGTTCTTTTTAACGGGTTCTTCTGGTAAGTTTCTATTTTCAAATCCGTGTTTGAGTTCCTTCCACTTATAATCAACGATTTCTTCGAGCAAAGGTTTCATATTTAATTTATTAAAAAACAATAACTTAGAGCGCATATTCTCATCTAGCTTCAAATACGAGGAGACTCTTTCAAATCCAGCACGCTTATCGTTCTTTGCTTTTTCCCATTCAATTCCATAGTCATACCACTCATCCGCAACGCTATTCCCATCTCTTTCGGTACGAACAATACTGGGATCTGCCAAAAAGGTATAGTTGACCCCGCTTTGTAGCCTGCGTTCTACCTTTGGTACTAACATTTCTATGGTATGTTCCGACTCATAGATTAAATCGTAGACATAAATAGTGCCTTCTTCATCTGTAGCAGCAAACAGTATAGAACTTGGGTTACGATACCCATAATCATAGACTACATAGTGATTCCACCACTTTGGAATGTCAAAAGACTTCATACAATGTGTTTCCTGCTTAAACTCTGGATATACCAACCCTGCAAAATCATCCCAACTACAATATACATACCTGTTAACCCATTGATCTGGCATAGATAATAAATGATTGATGTAATCGGCAGGTAAATGCGGATTATCGGAGTACAATGCTACTTCCTTGTCTGTTTTAGGCGCGGGTGCGCCTGGTTGCCAAGTCATAGTTTCAATTAACCTGTAGCCACCCTTCTTTTTATTCTGTTTTTCCTTATCCTTTTTCCATCTCTTCCATACCCAGTCATGCCCTGCTGGATTGCAAGTATGAAAGGAACAACGCATCGCGTTTTTTCTACGCATCTGACCCGCAGCAGCAATAAAGGTAGCTTCGGTCATTTCTTCAATCTGATCAAACGCAAACCACCCTAAATTCATAGATTTTATCCTTTGAATCGAGTCTCTGGAGTCATCTAACGCCATATATACAATTTTAGACCTGTTTTTAAAGATAATTTCTCGGTCTTGGGCGCGATGTTTGTCAATAAACCCCTGACCAAGATCGAGCAACTGGATGAGCGTAGATTTCTTGAACGAATCCAATACTTTTCTGCCCATTAACCCTAAATTGCCCTGAAATGCTGCACTTTGATGGATAGCCTCCATGCACATTGCTTCTGTTTTACCCGTTCCCAAAGATCCTGCTAATACTTGATGCTTGCTCCAACCTGTAAATAAATGATACTCTTCCTGATGGTCTAAGGGCGAGGTTGCGTTCCCTTCCCCATCTCTATAGGATATATTGACTTCCACTAAGCCTGACTCCTGTACCACATTTCCCAATCCAGTGGTAATTTGCCATTATCGTCTAATTGAAATAAGTCCAAAGCAAATCGTGTGGCTTCATTAGCCATAAATGGGGTTAACCCAAAAGATGTTCGTAGATAAATCTCAAAAATATCTTTGGGAGTCATGTGAATGTTGTCGCGGATTGCTTCTCGTTCCAATCTGCTTAGTTTATCTTCATCTTTTTTAATATTGCTTCCCTATCCTTTGGTGAAGTGCCAGAAACCATCACATTCACCTGTGTATTTTGCTGATTTGTCCTGTCTCTATACTTACCTGGGTCGTGTGCTTTGAGCTGAAAGATACGCTCGGTTACATTGCCCGCTTTGCCCGCTTGTGTGAAGGAAAGTTTTTCGAGTTCATCCAATCTATCGGTTAAGAATCCCTGTTGTATTTCTTTGACTGCCTGCTGAAATGCAGGATCACCTTTCATCGCGAATCGTACCGATTGTGGGAAATAACCCATTTCTTTAGCAGCATGGGAAATAAACCCGTTGTTTGCTACTAAATATGTCAAGAATTTATCTTTTTTTGCGGTAAAACGAGTTTTTAAGCCTGTTTCTTCTTCGTATTCAGCAAGAAATGTCTTTAAATAAGGATTGTCTTGCGCGTTTTTCGTAGCTTGCTTGATCACTTCCGTCTTACTCTTCTTCTTTCTTGGCATATAAGTATAACGAAAACATACACTTATAGTTCCATCAATATCAACACCAGTGTTGATTTAAGATATAGGATACTCCGCGATACTCTGAGTATCGTAAAAATATTAAGTGTCTATATAAGTGGATTTAGAGGTAGCGTACTTTGCGTACTTAGAGTATGATAAAAAAAGCCTTTTAGGCATAAAAAATTATCTGGGTGGTATAATACACCCCCTATGCGTTTGTCGGAGCGGGGTATGGGGGGGGGTGGTTGACATGGATGTTCGCTCGTTGT